AACTTCCAAGCACTCATCAAAGCTATCATAAGCACTACCACTTAAAAGCTTTGCTGTTGCCTTTGCTTTTGGTTTTTTCCTATACTGCCAAATTAAATCTACCATTACTCTACTTCTATTTCGATATCTTGTTTTTCTATCACGCAAATCTCTCTAGGAGCGATTTTTAAGCTTTGGCTATTGTTTATTAAAAACTCTAAAATCTCAAAGCCAGCAACTTCATTTACCAAGCAATACAACCTACTAGCATATACATCTTCACCGATTTTAAAGACATAGTTGCTTAATAGTTCTTTTATTCTTTCAGTATTAATTTCAGTAAAATTTACTAGTCTTTTAAGTCTTAATTTAATTTTTGGACTTATTTTTGTAGGTCTATCAAAATATACACTTCTTTTTTGCCCTAAAAAATCAACCTCTACAACTTCTTTGCCTTGAATACCACAACCACCTATTTTTTTCTTTAAAATAGCTGTTGCAATCTCTTCTTTATCACCACCCAAAACAATTGCATTTAAAGTGTGTGGTAAAACACCGTTTTCATCGGTTGTATTGGTGTAATTTTCTAAAACTTTTACTTGCTTAACGCCTTTTAGGCTCATTAAATAAGCTTCTAAGCCCTCTCTATCATCATTGTTGTTTATTGAGTGGCTTCTTAAAAATCTGATTAACAGATCACCATCGCTTTCTTCTTCTTCACCTTGAATTACTTTACCATTTACAATAACCCTATCAAGTCCTATTATTATGTTTTGTGTTTTTAATTCACTATTTTCTACAAGTTCAGTTGCTCCACCATCTATTGAAGTTATAGATGTAACTGCTGAACCGTTAGCGCCTAAAGTTATCTTATAATCAGTTTTCCAAAGCTCATTTTCAAAAACTAGAATTGTATCACTAGGAATTACAACACCTGCATTTCCGTGAAAAACTACACTATCAACAACGCTTGGAGTTTCATGCTTTCTAAGAAGCCCTGCATAAGCCACTCTTTGGTCTAGCCACTCACCTGTTGCAAGATATGGGTCTAGCATTTGAACTATAGAAGTTAAGCACTTGCCGACTTCATCTAAGCACTCACTAAATAGCCCTATCATTTGACCATCAGGGGTACTTGAGCTTAAATTTAAATCTGATCCATAAATCTCTTTAAACCCGTTTTCTAGTTTTTCTTTGATTTCTAAAATATCATCTATTATAATTTTGTTTTCAGTTACTTGCATTTGCACTAACCCTTTGTCTTTCATCGTAAATATCTATGTATTCAATGCTTACGATAGCTTTTCTTTCATCCATAACTAAATCTAATTTTTCTAAGCTTTTTACTCCATCAACTTCTAAAACTTGTCTTTTTAGCTCTCTTTTAAGATTTAAAATATTTGGGTTTTTCTTAAGATAGTTAAACCACCTTATCCCGTTTTCAAAATCTAGGAACCAATCATTATAAAGGGATAATATTTCAGTTTTAACGTTTTGAGCGATAGCTTTACTTTCAGTTTTGTATCCTAAAGTCCAGTCGTGATTTTCATCTAATGCTCTTACTTTCACTTTCTACCCCCTTATCTTGGTTTTGAAGTAGTGCCACCACTATCACCTTTATGAGTGTGGTCTTTAAGGCTTATGCCACCACTTAACGTATCGTTATTTGTCATTATGCCTGATAGCTGATAGTTTCCTTGGTGTTGTATGTTTCCATTTATATAAATAGTGCCTTTTGTAAGCTTTAAATAGGTGCTTTTATCAAGTGTTCTTAGACAAATGCCATCTAAATCAACATCTTTAACCACGCTTGGTCTAGGGCTAAACCCAGTTAAAAAAAAGCCATCTGAATAATCATGCATTCTTGCATCAGGTGGTTCTTGTTTTTTTGCCATTGCGAACCAAGTATCAATGCACCTTTCTGAAAAAATACAAAGTCCAAAATCACCCTTTTTAATAGGCGTTGTAACTACAAAATCACCACCTCTAAAAAACTGCACTGGAACATCATCAGCAGGTGACAATTCTATGCTTACACCATCACGGCTTAACTCATTTATCATAAACTCAACTTGAACCGTGTTATCTTGAGCGTTAAACTTTAAAACTCTACACGGCAGGGCTGTGTGGATTTTAGCTTTTTCATCATCAAAAGCAGTTTCTAAAACCTGCGTTAAATTTGGGTCTTTCATTTCTCTACCTTTTTAAATTTTCCATTTTGAACTGTTAGATCTGTTTTCCAAGTATCACCTAAGAAATCACCACTATGAGATAATTTGATGATTTTATAATCACCATCATATTCACTTAAAATAGACTTTACTCTTACCAATCCTCCAATGTTTAATTTTGGATTTAACAAGCAGCTTACTTTTAAACCATCATCGCTTATCTCTGGACTTCCTATCATTCCAGTATCAAGACTCAAAACAAAACCATCAGTATTGCTTAAAACCTTATCTTTTGGTAAAATGTTTAAGTTTCCATCTAAGATATGCCAATTTGCATTATTGTTTTTTGCAATTACTTTTAAAAATTCTCTTGGTTTTCCACATAAAATCTTAGCTCTTTGATATGTTTTTTCTTTTGGTAAATCAATTGCACCTTTATTAGTTTTTTTCATTTTATCAAGGCAGTTTTTAACTACATCACTTTCTTTTGTTCCTGCTTTTAGTGTGGTATAGATTTTAGTTTTTGCATAATCAGTTTGTCCATCACCACACTCTAAGGTGGTTATGTAGTCTAAATCTTTTCTAGTAGTATATGCGTTATTAATTTCACCTGCAAAGACAAGTCTAGGTTCATCATATCCAGCAAATAAAACAACTTTTTTAAACTCTTTATTGATTAGCTTGTTGCGATTTTCTAAGTTTAGATTATAGATTTCAATTTTTGACTTATTAGGTTCATCAGTTATGGTTTTATCTACAAAAAATGAAATTTGTAAGTTATTTATAACCACGCTTTGGCTGTCACTTCCTATTTGAAGTTCATATCTTCTTCCATATTGCCTAGACATTCCAAACCTTTTTAAAAGCTTCTTTTAACTCATCTTTGCCTACTGCATAAAGAGATAATCTTTCATCTAAGTCTGTGATATCCACGCAGTTAATGCCTTTATTGGTATTATCAAAGAGCATAAAAACAAAAGGCAAGTTTTTATTAATTAGGCTTGGAGCATTAACGGCCAAGCCTTTATTGTTTGCATAAACCTCGCCCGTATTCATATTTCTTAAATCATATTGCCAAACCAAGCCTACTTCATTGAATTTTAAGGTCAACTCTAAGGAAAAACCGAATAGTTCAAAGTTTTGAACTTGTTTATAATCTGAGTTTGTCTTTATTTTATACACCTAAAACCCCTTACTGATTTTTTTTAGCATACTTTCTCTTTTTGGTTGAGTTTTGCCCATATTAGTAGTCTTATTTACTCCACCACTACTTGTTACAACCTTTAAGCCACCTGCTGTTTGGGTTTCAACGATAAAAAGCTCTTCTAAGATGATAGTTACATCTGCCCATAAATCGCTTTGAGTTGTTAGCTCAACCGAAGTTATTAGCATATTTTTATAGCTTTTAGCTCCTGTTGTGATTTCTAGTGGCTCACCACTTCTTTGAACCTCTAAAAGCTTGTCAAAAAGCTCATTTATCCTATTTGTAGCGTTTGAGTTATCAACTCCCACCATAAAAGAGCCTGGCAAAAATGGAGCTAGGATTTTAGCGCCTTTATTTATCGTATTTTTTGCCTCTTTTACAAGGCTTTTGGCTGATGAAATACCTGCTTTTAGTTTTGCCATTGTTTTTGTTAGCTTAAACGCTGGTCTTATAAAAGGCAGGTTAAATCTAGCCATTTCAAGCACTTCATCAAACATTGTTGCTGTTGGTGGTTCATAAGCTACGATTTTACCTTTTATCGTTATTACTTTTGGTTCTAATATTGCGTGGTCAGCTACATTTGCTCCACTTTCTACAGGGTTTTTAGTTACTCTTAAAGTGCTTTTATTGTTTTCTTGTTCGGTTGCATCTAATGTAAATGTTCCTATTTTTCTACTAACAAGTTCTATCATCTTTTAACCTCCGTAGTTGTTTTGTGTGTAGCTTAGGTCTAATTGCCTTTGATTTTTAACAACTTGTTCTGCCATTTGTGGATTGTTTGTTGTTATGTTTATTGTGGTGTTAGCAGTTCCACCTTGATTGTATGTTGTTTGGTTGTTGTTGGTGGCATAGGCAGGTGCTAAAGCCCTTTTAGGCTCATCGTTTCCAAGCCCAAAAAGATTAAGCCCTTTATTTAACATATTTTTACCATAACTTACAGCATCGTTTCCAAGAGATTTAATACTATCTTTGGCATTACTTACAATATTTGCAGGATTGAAGTTTTTAACAGCATTTATTATTGGCTCTACATATTTTTCATATTGAGCTTTTATCCAAGCAAAGGCATTTTCAAAAGGTGCTTTTATAAGTTCACCAATAGAGGTAAAAGCACTAGCTAGGTTGTTTTTAAAGCCATCAAATAAGTTTAAAATAGCTTCTATTGTTTTGTTCCAAACTGCAATAATGTTATTTTTTAAATTCTCAAGCAAATTCATAATAGCCTTGCTTATCTTATCCCAAATTGCAACAAC